TTTGACGGTCAATTCTTTCCGCAGACTTTTTATTGTCTTTAGATTTTTGTTGACCTTTTAAGTCGAGAGGATTGTATTCACTCATGATTTAATATATCTAACAGTAACCGTGTTACGGTCACACCTTTACGCTTTTCTTTTCTTTTTAGATTGACTATCTTTTAATGCTTTAGCTGTTGGCGCACCTTTTTCTCCCGGTTTACGCATACGTTCACCAGATCCTTTTTTTATTCTTTCACGTTTTGCGTGGATGTTTGCCCAAAGGCCAGCGTTTTTTGCCATTATTTACTTCCGTATAATTTTTGTGCTATTTTTTCCATTTTATCTTGTCTCTTTTGTTTCGCATCCATTTTTGGTCTAACATTTTTAAATTTATTTTTGGGTTTTTTAATTCCCGGTGTGTTTGGTCGGCCACCTTTATTATATTCTCCAAAAGTTTTACGCAAAAGTTTATACATACCTTCTGGTAAATCAGCTTGTTTGTAATTCATTTATTACCTCCGTATAAAATATCTGCTATTTTTTTACGTCTATCCTCATTTTTCTGTCTTCTTTCTGCTTTTTTACGTTTTCTTTCCATTTCTTTTTCTCGTTTTTTTCTTTTCTTCTCTTCTTTTTCTCGTCTATCCATTTCAATCATTTGCCTAAATCTGTCTTTAGTTTCTGCCGGTAATCTTTGAAAATTTGGGTCAGCCATGTTATACCTCCAATGGTGATGGTGAATTGTAGCCACTGAACTGATTCATTAGATCCATGGCATTACCTGCATCTACTTTACCAATTTTTGCCATGTTTTCAGCAGCTTGATTTGCTTGTTCTTGCTGTGCCATTGCTTGTTGTGCTTCTGCTCTCGCCTTGCGTACCTTTGCAACCTGTTGACCAGGAACTATTAAATTTGGATCAACTCCCAGCATATCTGCATATCCATCTGCCCATGCATCAGAATCAAACTTATCTAATACATCAGGTTTCATTTGAGCAACTAAACCCATGCTGTTTACATACCTATCAACACTATTTGTCCCAATAGCACGTTGTGCTTGTGCCAACATAGATACAAATTCTACGTTTAATTCCATGCCTTGCAGTTCTGGTGGGGCTGGTGGTATTAAATCATTTTCTATCATTCTGTTAAACGTAATATCTATTAATGGGTCTAACAATTCGTTATGTAACCTTTCTAAAACAGGCCCTAACATTAACAATTTTTCTTCGTGACGTTCTGCTACTTCTGTTGCTGTCATCCTTGTGTCAGTGGCGTTTGCCAACATAAGAAACAAATCAGCATAAAAACTACCATTAATACGTTGCCTAACGTCCTGTATATCTGCCAATAAATGATTTAAATTTAAATTTACGTTAAATGCTGTCTCAATTTTGCCTTGTTGACCATCAACAAACGTTACTCCACCGGGCAAACTGTCCACATCTCTGTTTTTCATGTAGCTAGGTACTTGCAATGGTGGCTTTGTTTGGTAATCAATGCCCTGTGCCTTGCGTAATTGCTCATGTTGTAGCTGTTTTATGTCACCTAATGCTTCCATACCTGGTGAATTGCCGTAGATATCGCCACCTGCAACACCCCATCTTGGCACAACTGCTGGAAATTCTTTGTATCCACTTTCTCGTAGCACCTGTTCTCCATCACCGCCTTGCTCAAAATAACAAGATTTGTATGCCATGTTGGTATTATCTTTCTTTTTAAAATCACGTTCCCTATCATCTCTTGGTTCTATAGCGTGTATAACAGTTACATAGCTATCAAGGTTACCTCTGTCAAACAAATTCTTAACGGACGTTGAACAGTTCTTATATCCAAACTCTCTTACTAATTCTCCTACTGTTTTTTGGAATTCTCTGTACAAGGTATTAACTCTGCCCTGATAATCCGTAGCTATTGCATATTCTCCTACTGTGACTGGGTAATGATGGATTGATGTCTTTTCATCAGGTAATATGATTGACCCTGCTGTGCCAAATGCTCCTA